TCAACCCGTTGTTGAATGGAAAGACGTTGATGGGGAACTGAAGCCCTTCAAAGATGGGGACGTTGTAGATTGGGCACCTCTTCCAGGTTCTCAGGAAATATTTCTTAGGTGTCCGGATTTTGAAGTTCTGTATGCCGGCACAAGAGGGCCTGGAAAGTCCACCACTCTTTTGATGGATTTCTTCCAGCACGTGGGCCAGGGCTTCGGCGAAGCATGGCGCGGAATCATCTTTCGTCAGACGCACCCTGAACTTAACGACATCATCCAAGCATCGAAGAAATGGTTCAAGCTCATTCTAGGTGAACGCGCCGTTTACAACGAAGGCAAGAGTTTCTGGAGTTTCCCAGAGGGTGAGCGCCTTTACTTCCGTCACTTCAAGGTCCGTAGTGACTACGACCACTATCACGGCCACCAGTATCCGTGGATTGCATGGGAAGAATTGACGACATGGGCCAACGACGAATGCTACAAGTCCATGATGTCCTGTTGTCGTAGTTCTGCCGGTGGTATGCCGCGTAAGTATCGGTCAACTACGAACCCGTCGGGCATCGGTCACAACTGGGTGAAAACTAGGTTCCATCTCCCGCTCGGTCCCCAGCAGATTACGGGTCCGCGAATCATCGACATTGGAGAAAAGGGCGAGCAACTGCCCTCCCGTCGTTCGATCTGCGGCCACCTTCGTGAGAACAAGGTTCTTCTCCATGCCGATCCGCAGTATGTGGAGAAACTTCGCGCTGCCGCCAGAAGTCCGGGGGAGCTTGCCGCATGGATAGATGGCAGTTGGGACATAACGTCGGGTGGAATGTTCGATGACCTGTGGGATGCCCGATACCACATCGTGCCTGATTTGTCGGCAAACATGATCCCCGGTGGGTGGCAGATTAAGAAGAGCTACGACCACGGGCAGAGCCGGCCGTTCTCCGTCGCGTGGTGGGCGGTGAGCAATGGTGAACCCATCGTCATCAATCGCGGCCGGGAATCCCAATACATCATTGGCGCAGTGCGCGGTGACATCATCCGTATCTTCGAGTGGTATGGGTGGAACGGTAAACCAAATGAAGGTCTTCGACTTACGGCGACTGAAATCGCTGCGGGGATTGTTGAGAGAGAAGTGTCGTGGAGAATCCACGGTCGAGCAAGAAACGGCGTGGCGGATAGTGCCATATTTACAGACTATGAACCAGGACGTTCTGTGGCCGGTGATATGAAGAAGGGTGGCGTCGTCTTCTATCCTGCGGACAAGGGACCGGGGTCACGAAGTCAGGGGTGGCAACAGTTTCGCAAATATCTTAAATGTGCCTTACCTAGCAAGAGCGGTCCACGGGAGTTTCCTGGACTTTTCGTGTGCCTACGATGTGAACAATTCCGACGTACCGTCCCCGTGCTTCCACGTGATCCGGGAAATCCAGATGATGTCAACAGTGAGGCCGAAGACCATTGCGGGGATGAGTCACGATACATGCTCCGAATGAAGTCCCTGGAAATGTCCTCCGGTTCATGGAAGTAGACCCCTATAATAGAGGCAGGTACTTATGGCAAAACAACCCATCGACACCGGTCCTGCGCAGAAATCGGCCGCATATCTTGAGATGTTTCCCAAGTGGCAGATGATCCAGACACTGCTCGATGGGTCAGGTGCCATGCGACAGGCACAGCGCACGTACCTTCCACAACACGAGGGTGAGAGTAACTGGGCCTACGCCGAACGACTTGGTCGATCCACACTTCTGAACATGACCCAGTTGACTTTGGACAGTTGGGTCGGCAAACCCTTCAGTGAACCCGTCAAAGTCGGCGATGATGTTCCCGATCAAATCAAAGACCTGTTGAAAAACGTGGACCTTCAAGGCAACGATCTCAACGTCTTCTCACGAAACTGGTTCCGCACCGGCGTGGCCAAGGGATTTGCGCATGTTCTTGCTGAATTCCCAAGGACCACTCCGAAAGCAGACGGCAAGCCCCGCACCTTGGCCGACGACCGTGAAGAGAAACTGCGGCCATACCTCGTACTGATTCCCCCGGAAAACCTCATCTTCGCCCATGCTGAAATCCAAAACGGCGTGGAAGTGCTGACACAGGTTCGCATATTAGAAGAACATATCGAATTGTCCAAGGATGGCTTCAGTGAGAAAGCGATTAAGAGAATCCGGGTCATCACGCCCGGTCACGTGGAAATCTACATCGAGAAACCCGACCCGAAAGACAAGAAGCGGATTATCTGGGTGATCGAGGATGAATATGATTTCGACCTTGACTTCATCCCCCTCGTGACATTCTACGCGGATCGTACTGACTTTATGATGAGCAAGCCGCCGCTCGAAGACCTGGCGTATATGAACGTCAGTCACTGGCAGTCGCGGTCTGACCAGATCGCTGTGCTCACCGTCGCACGGGTCCCGATCATGGCCGTCAGTGGTGCCATCGGGGATGATCGTCTCACCGTGGGTCCGAATAAATGGCTCAACTGCCCCGACCCTGCGGGCCGGTTTTACTACGTCGAGCACAGTGGCAAAGCCATTGAAGCCGGCCGAAAAGACCTGGAAGACCTTGAACAAACGATGTCGGAATATGGCGCTATTTTCCTCATCAAGCGACCTGGTGGAGCAACGGCTACCGCATCGGCGCTGAAGACTGCGGAAATCACGTCGCCCCTTCAGGACATGACCATCCGGTTCCAGTCTGCACTGACACAGGCGATTCAACTGCTTGGTTCGTGGATCAACATCGAAGAGATCGGCACCTTCAGTATCAACATCGACTTCAGTCTCCAGACAGGCGATCTGCCGCATCTGACGGCGATCCAGACTGCACGGCAGTTGAAGGACATCTCTCGGTCATATTTCTGCAAGGCACTTGGAGAGTTCCATGTGCTGCCGGACGATTTCGATCAGCAGGAGAACGACAAGGAACTTCTTGAAGAGCAGGAAGAAGCCAGTGAGCAGCAGTTGAGCATGGCCACTGCTCTATCGAACATCAACCCTCCTAAACCTCCCGCAGCCGCTGAGCCTGCACCGAACGCCGGTCAACAACAGGAAGAAAAATCAGACAAGAACGCGGCCCGCACCGCCAACCAAACTTGATTTTCTGTGCCTGTATCCCTATACTGTTTCAGCGTTAAGTGAGTAGTGATTACTTACGGTCGGGTGATCCGAAGGATACGTCAAGTCTTCCACCTCCCACCGAACATCTTGGAGCCTCATCATGGAATTCTCGTTCTCCGACAACATCAGCGTTGACAACATCGAAAAAGTTCCGCAGGACTTTCGTCCGCTGTACGTCAAGAAGGACGACAAGTACGTTCTCGACCAGGAAGACCCCAAGGTCAAGGCTTCGGTTTCCGCCGTCACCGGCTTGAATCAGGCACTGAAGGCCGCTCGCGCTGAGGCGAAGGCGAAGCAGCCGGTTGATCTTTCGCCGCTCTCCAGTTACGGCACTGATCCAGCCGGCATCAAGGCCAAGATCGACGAGGAACTGAACACGCTCAAGGAGCAACTGAAGAGCACGACTCCCAACGTCGAGAAGATCAGGGAGAGTTTCGCCAGGGAAAACGCGGCAAACGTAGCCAAGTCCGAAGCCCGCGCCGACAATCTGAAGAAACAGTTGCATCGCCAGATGGTGGTGGCAACTGCCACTCAGGCGATTGCGGAAGCCAAGGGAGATGCCGATCTGCTCATGCCCTTCGTCAACAGCGCCATCAAGACGGTGGAAGATGCCGTCACCGGTGAGGTGAAGGTGCAGGTCGTGGATGCGGGCGGTGACGTTCGTTACAGTGGTGTGACCGGTCAACCCCTCAGCATCAAAGAACTGGTGGCTGAGATGAAGATGACGGATAAGTACGGCAAGCTCTTCGCCAGCGAAACACCGCGTGGTGGAGGTACTGCGCCAGGCACTACCCGCAAGCCAACCACCAATAATGGCCGACAGGTGGCGGAAAACGCCAACCCGATCAGCAAGATTGCTGCCGGTATCAGCAAGGGCCAGTACGAACGCTCCAATAAGTAATTGGTCGCGTTCGCCGCAAAATTTTACACCTCGTATGTAGTTCTAGGCCACAGAAGTAGAGAGTCGTTATGCCTATCATCACTGAAGCCGGCGTTGACATGACAGCATGGAACAGTCTTCGCCTGCGCCAGTCCAAAGAGCTTGCTGAAGCACGGGATGTGGTGAACAAGGCGAACATTGCTCTTCAGGCCGTCCTTGTGCGACACAAGATGGAAGCAGGCGAGGAGAGTCGTCGCCAGAGTGAATCCATGAACGCCGCGTTTGAAGAACGTCAGAAGTTGGCCAAGATTACGCAGCAGGAGATCGCGGATCAGCGGAAGATCGCGGCTGTCGCGGCGCAAGCGGCCAAGAAGGCCCAGGCTGTGGCAAAGCAGGCGGAACTGGAAGCACGTCGGGCGGCGCAGGTCGCAGCTAGTAAAGCTGTGGTTGCCGCCGAAGCCCATCGCAAGTCCGTTACGGAAGGACGTGCTCAGGCAGTACGAAACGAGATGGCACTTCGCCGGCAACAGCGCACGGCTGAGGCTACTGCTCGACGGAACATATTGCTGGCTCAGAGCAGTCCTGCCTGATCTTTGGCTGACTATTTAGACAAACCGCGATAGTCTGGCTTGACATTTCTGTTTGTACCTCCTATTCTTATCTAGAGATACGAAGTGATTTCCATGTCTCAGGCGGGCGATCCGTCGTGGTGGTTTTTGATTTCTTGGTTCAAACACGAAAGATAGGGCGAACATGCCTACTGTCACTCTTACCGAATCAGCCAAACTGGCCTTGAACGAAC